TTACAGGCGTGCCCGGATCACGCTGGAGCGGTATCAGCCAAGTGTTTAGAAACACATGGACAGACATAGACAACACAGATTGCGAAGATCCTCGCAAAATGTATACACATCATGAATTTAGTGGGCACAAGGGAAACTATTATGGACCAAACGATTTACACGGCAATTGGTTGGATAAAGAATTTGGAACTAAAGAGCAATGGCTAAACGAAATTAATCGTAGTTATACTGGCAGCAAGCCAGTTAAACTTATTCTCAGTCATAATTTCGCACATTATTTGCCTGAATTAGCAAGCACATTTCCTGAGTCTAAAATTGTATTGTGTTATTATATCAGCGATGAAGCAAGCTACAATTGGTGGCATGAAGCAGGCGGTTGGGATATAACCTATCCTGATTATACTTGGTACAAAAACAATGACGGTATGCGCAGAGAAATCAAAGAACAAAATAGAAAAATACTAGAATTTGCAGGTTCAAAAGGTATTGCATTTGAACATCCAGATATAAACTTTTTTAGAAAACACTTCGACCGAGATATAGACTTTGTCTTTGGAAAAAAAGATGTACAAATAGCAGTATATAGCAAGTGAAAAATATATTTCCAATTTCAAATTCCGACTGTATTTTAAATGACACTGTGTTTTTTCACGGTAGCGATTCCATTGATAGTCTTAATATAAACTCAAAACAGTTGCGTGGCAAAGATTGGAACTGGTTAAACACTGATATTACTTACACGTTTAATAATTTAGGATATCGGTGCGACTTTGATTTTGACGACAACTTTGATTTTACTAACTATATTGTAGTATTGGGTTGTTCGCATATTCTCGGCACTGGTAGTTTATCTAACACAACAATACCATCTCTACTTTCAGTCCTTGCTGACAGCAAAGTAATTAATATGGGTGTTGCTGGTGCAAGCAATGAAGTAATTTACCAAAACTTAATTTGGTTACTAAGCAGAAAACATAGACCTAAAAATATTGTAGTATGCTGGACTTCGTTATACAGACACTTAATGTATGACAAAAAAATGCAGCCAATACACATCACTGTGCACAATATACATTCACGGAATGATTTAAAAAGGTTTATTTTAAAGAACTATGCAGTTGATTATATAGAAAGAGAATCGTTTGCAAAGTTTGAAATGGTAAGTTGTATGCAGGATATGGGAGTATATGCATTTAATTTCTTTAATGCTGACGACTACAATTTAGCTAAAATTGATAAAAAAATTAAAAATACGTTATTCGAAAAATATAGTCTGGGAGCTCAGATATTATTTGATTTTAATGCAGGCAAGCGGGCAGCGGCTAACGACGTGAACAGCGGCACAAAATCTTTGGCAGAATACTTGAATAAGTATCACGCCAGAGACATTATCGGGAAAGCTCATATAGAAAATATTTTTCATATTATGTCACATAATGGTCCACTTGCTAATCGAAATATTGCTAGATTTATTCAATCTCAAATTGGCACTTGACATCTGTTTCAATTTACGCTATAACATAAGAACATATAATTTACTGTGGAGCGTAAAATGCAAACATATGATATAGATGGTCTAACTTATATGCAAATCGTAATGTTAGAGCATTTGCAAGAATTACAATCTCAAAAAGAATGTTCAGATTTCGTTGCTAGTTTAACTCCAGCACAACTCAAAATGGCTAAGTGTTTACAAACACTGTTAAAGCAAATATATGCAGAAGTAGAACAAAATTTGGAGGTAATGTAATGTCTATGCACTTGGTTGGACCTTATATGACTACAACAAAATACAACAGCAAAAAACGCAATTGCAAGAAGACTGCAAAGCAATTGAAGGCTGAAGCAGAACATGATAAGTTTTTGCGTAAGCAAGGTGTACACCCAGATCAGTTAGCGGCTAAGAAGAAGCGTAATGATCTAAATTCAATTCCAGACTATAAAGCAAACAAACCTGACGTAGAACTTAGCAATAAAATCGCTGGTCATGGTCCAGCACGTCAGAGTAATACTTACAGCGGTGAACGTCAACTACTTGGCATTGCTACAATGCACAAGTCAAATATGGTGCCAGTGTTTGCTGATCGTAAAGAAGACGCTAAAGATATTTCAAGTATGCGCAGATAAAATAACTCAATGTTAATAGAAGATTTTAAATACTACAACGAAAGACGTAATCAAAGTCTTGTAATATATGGTCTTGATTCATCTAAACTTTGCTTTGCTGGTAAAGAATGGTGGAATGATCATCCAGTGCAGGATTTTGATTATAAATTCAACAGTTGGGGATTTAGAGGCAACGAGTACATTGACCTAATAGGAAAACCAGTTAATATATGCTTGGGGGATAGCTTTACAGTTAATGTAGGCGCACCAATTGAGCATAGTTGGTGTAGCCAAATTGCACAACAAACCGAATTTCCTTGTATTAATTTAGGAATAGATGGCGCTGGCAATGATGCAATAAAATTAATTTATAATAGAGCATGTAAACTATTTGATGTGCAAAATACTTTTGTTATGTATTCTTTCTTTCATAGAAAGCTACACAAAGGCAACTTATTACAGGATGCTAGATTAGATTGCAACGGATTTTCGCAGTACAGAATTCAAAATGCAATTGAATGCTTTTTGCCTTTTTGGGCATGGAACAATGAAGAAATCGAATATATCCAAAAAGCTGGCATTTTTTATCTTCAAGAAAACAACTTACCTTATGCTACTGTAGATCATTTAGATCCTCGTTACTTTGTTCACCAGGATAGATATCAGCGATTGCAAGGAAGTACTTGGCCAAGTTATCATGAATTTGTCAACGGCGCTGAGCCACACCCTGACATGTACGACAACCACTTTGGAAACTTTGTTAATGAAAAAATGTTATATGTTAACAGAGATGGATTACATATGAATCAATCTGCTAATAAAATTTATGCAGATTATTTTTTATCTAAGATTTAATTTAAATTAAAGGTTGACAACTTATTTTATTATGCTACAGTAAATTGTAGGAAACAATAAAAATGAGGCAGTATGTATACCTATAATAAAACACTCGACATTATATTTAAAATCCTAAGCGTAGCAGTAATAATTAGCTGGACAGCCTGGGCTGCAAAGGCAGATACAATGTCTGCAGATCCAAAAGAAAACGAAGTATATAGTTTAACTTTTGACCAGCAGCAGTTTGAGCAAGAATATTGTATGGCACTAAACATTTACTACGAGACTCGAGGCAGTAGTTTAGCTGATAGTTTTGCAGTAGCAGATGTTGTTCTTAATCGTGTAGAAGATACTCGATATCCCGATACAGTATGCGATGTTGTATACCAAGGTGTTAAACACGCCGACGGTCTCATGAAACGCAATGCTTGCCAATTCAGCTGGTATTGCGACGGCAAGGCAGATAATCCTCAAAACCAAGAAATATGGAAACGTGCACAAAGCATTGCATGGGCTATATTGAAGTGGGACCAATTCCGCGGCATTAGTGAAGGTGCAACACACTATCATGCACACTATGTAAACCCAGTCTGGAATCGTTCTAAAAAAGGATTTAGTATCACAAATCTTGGGCGCATTGGTGCACATATCTACTATCGCTGGAACTAATATATTGACAAGTTTAATTAGTATATAGTAGCATGTTACTGTAACCGGAGGTTTAAAGAATGCAGCACAGTATCGAAGATTGGATTAAACGAATAGATACAATGAAGGACTTGTGTATACAAGTTCATCGAGAACGAAATCGCTATGCCGCTATTAGCGGACAAGATTACGATTATGCTGCATGCAAACACCTACTAGAACAGGTACAAAGTATAGCATTACTACTAGCAAAAGAATCTGTAACAGAAATAAAAACCGAGATGAATGAATGGAAAAAATAAAAAGAAAACATTATTCGTGGGACGATGTACACAAAGCAGCACATAAAATTGCTATGAAAATGTACAACGACAAGTGGCGTCCTGATTATATTGTAGGACTTAACAGAGGCGGATTGCCTATTAGTGTAATACTTAGTCATTTGCTAGATTGTGACCATTATGCATTAGATGTAAGACTGCGAGACGGTTTCGCGCAAGGCCCTGAAAGCAACTTGTGGATGTCAGAAGATGCATTTGGTTATGAAAAAGAGCCAAGGAATATTCTTATTGTAGATGATATTAACGATACTGGCGCTACGTTCAACTGGATTAAACAAGATTGGCCTGCAGGTTGTTTACCCCATGATCCTAAATGGGATACGGTATGGGGTAGTAATGTTCGCTTTGCTACAATGTGCGAAAAGACACATACCAAGTTTGACGGCGTAGATTACTACTGGGACGAAATAGATACAAGTGAAAAAGACACTTGGATTGTGTTTCCTTGGGAATACGATTAATGATAAGAGACTGGAGCCTAAGTGACCTAAAAGAAGGTGTAAGTAAAATTGGCTATGCCGAAAGTGATCCTAGAATGGACGGATTTGTTACTTGGGGATGCAAACAAGACTTATACCAGTTACTATGGCATGTACAAGATTGTTTAGAACAATGCAGCACTTACACTGGCGAAAAAGAATGGGTTAACCAGCAGGAAGCCAACAAAACACTAGAAAGGCTTAAACAGATATGACAGAAGATATTGTTATTAATACAGATAGTACCAACACAACTCTTGATATTGATGTCAGCACTATTACCATTACAGGCGAAACATGGACCGACACATGGAGTGGATATGATATAAATCTAGATGATATAAATCTCACCACCGGCGAAACACAAACTATATCTAGTATAACCGAACGTTTAGATACAATCGAATCGAGATTAAACATATTAAAGCCCGATCCCGAAATGTTGGAAAAGTATAAAATACTGCAGGATCTATACGAGCAGTACAAAACAGCAGAAGCATTGCTAAAATAAAGGTTGACATCCTGCGTAAATATGCTATTTTAATAGTGTAAGTAACGAAACAGAGATAAGCAATAAAAATGTTTTCAGATATAAAGTTCGGATTAATTGAACTAGTAAGTGATACAATGAACCTGGTAATGTTGGTTGGAATTATTGTAATGCTCTTTGCATAGAAGGAAATAGTATGAAAAATAAAATAATCTTAACTGACTGCGATGGCGTACTACTCGATTGGGTAACTCAGTTTCATAACTGGATGACCAGCAAAGGCTATACACAACAAGTAACAGATATTTACGATATCAGCACAATGTATGGCATTGAGAAGCAGCAAGGTCGTGCGCTTGTTCGAGAGTTTAACGAAAGTGCGTGGATGGGATTTCTACCAGCGTTTCGTGATGCTCGGAGCGGAGTTGCTCGGTTAGTCGAAGCTGGATATCAGTTTATTGTTATCACTTCGTTGTCTCTTGATGAAAAAGCTCGTTTGCTTCGGATCAGTAACTTGAAGAATATCTTTGGTAAAGATGTGTTCACTGATGTTATTTGTCTCGACACTGGTGCTGATAAAGATGATGAACTTGTTAAGTATCAAGACAGTGAGTTGTATTGGATCGAAGACAAAACAGAGAATGCCGAATGTGGATTGAAATATGGTTTGAAGCCGATTATCATTACACATGAACACAACAAAGATTGCAACAATTCAGATATTGCTCGGTGCGATAATTGGGTCGAGATTGCTGATTTAATCCTAGATAACAAATAATGGAATTTATACTCAAAGCAATTATCAGCGGAGTGTTGGTTGCTACAATTAGTACAGTAGCACAGCGAAATTCTACATTAGCTGCATTGCTTATGGGAATACCATTCACTGCATTACTAAGCATGATATTTATGTATTACAGTAATGTTGATGCACAAGTACTTGTAAACTTTAGTTTTGAAACTATCTATTTTGTTGCAATTAGCTTGTTGTTCTTTGTGATGTTTGGAATGTTACTTCCAGTTATCGGTTTTTGGTATAGTGTGATTTTAGGATTTGTAACTACAGCAATTGCATACAACATACTATTAATGTTTATAGGAGAATAACATGGCCATTCATGCTACAATTGATTTAGAAACACTTGATGTTAAGCCTACAGCAACAGTTCTGACATTAGGTGGAGTAAAGTTTAATCCATTCAACGATAGCGAACCTTACGACGAATTGTACTTTAAAATTTCAGTCGACGACCAAGACGGATATGGACGCACAACAAACGATAGTACCATCGAATGGTGGGCAACACAAGATCCTAAGATTATGGAAGAAGCGTTTGATCAAGACGATGCTATTACTGTAGAAGAAGCATGTGCTCGTATTGCACGTTGGAGTGTAGGTGTTGATACATTTTGGGGACAAGGATATGGGTTTGACTTCACAATGATGGAAGATTTATTCCGTAATGTATCACGCCCAATTCCTTGGCAGTTTTGGCAAGTACTGGATAGCAGAACACTGTTTAAAATGATCAGTGCCGATCCCCGTAAAGGAATGCAAACTGATTTGCACAATGCATTAGCTGATGCATATTTCCAAGCAAAGGCAGTACAAATAGCATACAAAGAATTAGGAAAAAATGGATAACTACAATGCACACGGAAAGTGGACCCAGCCTTATCGAACACATGGATTGCTTTGGGAAACTATCGAAACACTAGAAATTTGCGAAGAACTTGATAAACTCAACAGCAAAAATTGTGAAACATTACTAGCAAGGAGAATGCTAAATGACATTGGAATCAAAACAGATGACATCGCTTGAATTAAGCAATGCATTAATTAAAAAGTATAATTTAAACAGTGTGCAAGATGTATTAGATTGGATTGACAATTCTTTGCTAGAACTAGAGCAAGAATCGGATCACGATAAGTAACTGCATGAATGTATTAATGCTTACACCTGACCGTGTTGGATCTACCATGCTACAGCGTGTACTAACAGTGTACATGCTAAGGCGTGGGTTTGACAAGCCGGTTATTAATTTACATGAACTCAGCAACGGTATTGAAAAATATTACAACACAGAGCTCGAACAGGAAGTATTGGGCAAGCCCAAGAACATAGATCAAGTATACTATCAAAGTCTTAGTGAAGTAGTCGAGCTATTAGACAATGCCGATCATTATAAAACCAGTAGACTTGCACACTACCATCTTGTTAAAAGACAAGACAGTATAGCAGAACAACTTTCGTTTTATGAGTATCTTAATAATAATTTTTATATTATTAGTTGCCGTAGACGCAATTTATTTGAGCATGCTGTAAGTTGGGCAATTAATGCACACACCAAACGTCTAAATGTTTATAGTGCACAGGAAAAAGTTGAAGTATTTAATGAACTATATCAAAATCCAATTACAGTTGATCGAGAATTAATTTGGACCAAGTTAGATGATTACAAAAACTACGTTGAATGGTGCAGCAGATATTTTAATGTACAAAGTTATTTTAACTACGAGGACAGTATAAACAATCTTGAAGAATATATCTTAAACTTGGATTTTATGCGCAACAGCAAAAACAACACCTGGAATGATATGTTTGGGCAAGACTTCGACGAATGGAATAAAATGCACAAAACTATTCCGGACTTGTTGTTAAAAAACGAGGGCGGTGATACACGCATAACTCCTTACACTGCATTAATCAGTGACTGGGAAGTTGCAAAAGGCAGTGATTGGCCATTGTTACCTCCTCCTGATTTAGAAACAGCAGACTTGCCTGCAGCAATCAAAGAAGACATTAAATCAAAACTAAATCTTCCCACACTGTATGTTAGCGAAGAAAAAGCCGCATATATTAAAAAGAATTTACCCAAGTATAAAGAAGCAGTTGATCAAATTGATCGTGCAAAAGATGCAGGTTTTTTGTTTAGTAATATACCTATTAAACTACAAACATTTGAAGAAAAGAAAAGATTAATTAAAAACTTTGACGATTGTATTGATTACTACAACCAGTGGGCAACACGCACTGGCTTTGCAGATCCGTATAATGCAGAAGATCATGCACAAACACAGCAACTCGAAGAAAATAAAATGAATGATTTTTCAAATTTGTTGGAAAATAAACGTTGACATTGATTTATTCTGTGTTATACTAATACTATAACAAGGAGATACTAATATGGCTAAAGCACCTCACGATGGACGAATTGGCATTCGCGAATTAATTGACTTTATGGAACGTTGCTCAAATGTATTAGAACGCAACGGTGAAGAGGAGGCAAGTTTTTACTTTTCACAAATTGCTGAATTTGTTAAACGCAATCCACATAAAGGCATCAACGAAGATGCAGGTCGTATTCTAGGAGTATAATATGCCTAAACGTGGTGAACTAAAGCCAATGGATGCATTTGAACAAAGTATTCGAGATAGTGCAGTTGGGTATAATGTTGTAATGTTTCAGCCTGGGCAAAGTAGTCGTGTTTATCAAAGTTTTAACGAATTGCAACCAGCGATCGAATACAGCAAAACAATACTACAAGAACCTAATAGGATTCGCAGTGCAATGATTTATGCTATTGATAAGCACGATCACCATGCACTAGTTGGAACTGTTAAACGCAACGATTTAATCTTTAAAGAAGTTGAACTCAGCACATATTAATGTTATACTAAAAGAAATAGCAAAGGAAAAAACACATGCCATTGATACCCATGGTTGTAGAAAAAGAAGCAAACAGCGAACGTAGTTATGACATTTACAGTCGATTACTCAAAGACCGTATTATTATGCTCAATGGTCCAGTTGAAGATAATATGGCAAATGTTATTGTAGCACAGATGTTGTTCTTAGAAAGCGAAAACCCCGATAAAGATATTAATCTTTATATCAACAGCCCCGGCGGCGTAGTAACAGCAGGACTTGCGATTTACGATACTATGCAATACATCAAGCCTAACGTCAGTACTATTGTCATGGGTCAGGCAGCAAGCATGGGAAGTTTTCTAGCACAAGCAGGATCACCGGGCAAGCGTATTGTGTTGCAAAACAGTCGTACTATGATTCATAGAGTAAGTTCAGGCACACGTGGCACAAGCGGTAGTGTGTATGTACAAGAACTACAGTTTGAAGACGCAGTTCGTAGCATGGAAGAATCTAAAAACATCAATCAAAGACTAACTGAACTGTATGTAAAACATAACAGCCAAGGTAAAACGTTTGACGAAATGTCTGCAACAATGAAACACGATACATTTTTGACTGCAGAACAAGCAGTTGACTATGGATTGGCAGACCGTGTAGTTGAATCGAGATCATAGTGGCTGATGAAGAAGAAGTACTACCAAATCACAGTAAAGAAATCCGTGAAACACTTGATGTAATGCTAGATACAAAACCTGCTAGTGCAGCACTTTTTATTACAGTAGATGTAAACGGATTTCTAAATTATGCTAGTTGGGGAATTGACGAAAAATATGCAAAAGTATTGCTAGATGAAATTCAAGGAACACTAGAAACAAACCCGGAAGATGTTCCGCCAAAATATTTAAATTAAGGAGAATCAAATTGACTACATTAACATCCGAGCAAATTGAAAAAAAAATTAAATATCTACTAGGAAAGCATCGCGAACTAGATAAAATTATTGAGCATAATGAATCATCTAGTAGCCCAAACGCCTGGCGTGAAATTAAAAACTTAAAAAAACAAAAACTAACTCTCAAAGATGAGATAACAGTGCTAGAAAATGAAAAAAATAAAATTCAATCATAATGTTGGATCTTGCAAAGAATTTTACCAAATAGTGAAAACACTTAATTCAGAGTGTGGACACGGAAATTGGACTATGCAAGGGCGACCTCTTAGAAAAATCAAAAGAATAGAGACATACAATCGTATAGCTATGCAGTACACACAAACACACAAGTTAACAATTGTGGTTCCGGACTCTAAAAAAAGTATACAGTCTAGATTATTACTTGAAAAAATTTGATAAGTAAAGCAATAAAGGAACCTAATGTCTAAAGATGATTATATCACAATGATTGGACGAGTTGACGAAATGCTACCAGGCAGTATATTTCGTGTTCGTTTTGAAAATGATCATGTTGTTCTTGCACACTTGAGCGGAAAAATAAAAAAGAATAGAATTAGAATTACACTTGGCGACAGTGTAGACGTCGAATTAAGTATATACGATGTAGACAAAGGTCGCATATCGTACAGGCACAAATAATGAACCAAAATTTAGATCAATTAAAAAAATGGCGAGAACCAGGTAATAGTTTTTGTCCTTATCTTTTTTTGCACTATCATTTAGATACTGACAAGTGTACTAAACTATGCTGTCATGCTAGTGATAATATTAATAACAGACGTATTGAGTTTGATGATAAAGTATACAATGCAATCAGAAAACGTGCAGTTGAAGAAAACACAAGACTAAGATATTGTACTACCTGTTACGAAAGTGAGGATTCTGGTTATATAAGTCTTCGCCAACGAGCAATTGACGATGTAATAACACATGATCAAGTTGATACGGTATTTGATCAAATAAACAATTGGAAAAGTGGCGAAAGTATTAAACCAATTTGGTATGACTTGCGAGTTAGCAATAACTGTAACCTTGCTTGTATTATGTGCGGTCCGCAGTACAGTAGTACCTGGGCAGAAATTAATGGTGAAAAAAATGCACACCTGGAACAAGAACCCGACCTTGAAATTAATCCAGACACTTGGAAAATACAACTAGTCGGCGGCGAGCCATTTATGATTAAAAAATATAGCACAATGTTAAGTAAAATTACCAACCTGGATTGTCATATTGTTGTTAATACAAATGCTACTATTATCACAAAGCCGTTGATGGATCAACTTAAACGGTTTAAAAATGTATGGATAACTCTTAGCTTAGATGGCTATGGAAAACTAAACGACAAAATACGAACCAATAGTAGTTGGGATACTATTGTAAAAAATATAAAAATATTTAAAGAAAGTAATTTTAATTTATTGGTTAATACAGTATTGCAAAGATACAACATAGATCATTTACCTCAACTTGGAACTTGGATCGAAGAACAAGGAATCGATGATTGGATAATTAGTCCACTGTTCGGTCCGAATCATCTAAGATGGCAACATCTAGACACTATTGATATTGCCGCTGTTGAAAGAACATTAGAGTTCCGTAGTATTAAACGCAATGAGAGTAGCACAGAGCTACTTAAACATGCGATAGAATTTATGAAGGAAAAAGCACATGAATCTAACCATTAGTGAAAAAGCAAAAGATTATCTAAAATCAATGATTGCAAATAAAGAAAAATACGTAAGCTTACAAGTACAAGGCGGCGGCTGTAGTGGTTTTAAATACAACTGGGACTTTGTTGATATGAACACTAAGTTCACAATCATCGACGAGCTACTAGCTGTTGATACTATGGCTGAAATGTTTTTGTTTGGATGCACAGTAGATTATATTCAAGAACTAGGCGGTAGTTATCTTACAGTTGTGAATCCTAATGCTACAGCCAGTTGCGGTTGCGGAGAAAGTTTTGCAATATGATAAATAGTTGCGTACAAGGAGACATTCAATGGCACAACAATTAATCAATATCGGTACATCTGCTAACGACGGCACCGGCGATTCATTAAGATCTGCGTTTGACAAAGCAAACGACAACTTTAATGAATTATATGCAGCAGGTGCAGCAGGTTCAAATTTAGATTTGTCTGACAATGATATTGGAGTTAAAACTGCCGATGCAAATGGCGGTATACGCCTTGTTCCAAACGGAACCGGTACTATTTCTATACAAGACAATAGTTTAACAATTGCAAGTGCAAGAACTATTGCTAGTCAAGTCGGTGTTTCCGGTGATGTAACAGGAATGATAGCCTGGGATGCTAACTATGTTTATGTGTGCACAGCAGATTATGACGGTGTTGCAAATATTTGGAAACGTGCGGCACTTGCTTGGTAATAAATGTTTACAGCACCAAAAAGTCTGTATCAGGTTGAATTTTACATAACAAACCACTGTAATATTACGTGCGACAACTGTAATAGATTTAATAATCAAAAAATAACCGGAAGCGAAGATTGGCTCGAGAATAGGGAAACTTATCGAGAGTGGAGTCGTGTACTAGACATTAAAAAAATTGCTATTCTTGGCGGCGAACCATTGATGCATCCACGTTTACCTACCATCATTGATGACATACGTGAGTTTTGGCCAAACGCTGAAATAGAACTTACTACCAATGGAATATTATTAAAGAAGATTAAATCAGAAACTAAACGTGCAATCATTGATAATAATGTATATCTTTATGTTAGCATACACAGTAACCATTGGATAGACAGTATAAAGAAATTTGTTGAAGATAGTTTTGGCAAACTAAAACAGACCAGACACTATAGAATAAAACCAAACAATCCTGCAGGATGGGATGAATTTGTTAGTGATAGCGGTAATAAAATAAAACTTGAATATACAAGTTATTTTAGAAAAAACAGTTTGAAAATAAACAACAATAGATTTAGTTTACACAACAGCGACCCTGAAGCAGCACACAAAAACTGCGATACCAAAAGAATACCTCACTTTTGGCAGGGTAAAATGTATAAGTGCGGAGTTAGTGTAACACTTCCTTATCTAATCGAGCAGCGCCGAAATCAATTCGATATCACTGACAATGACATCGAATTAGCAAATAGCTATCAACCAGTGCAACACACAGATGCAAATTTGTATAATAAAATTGCTAGCATGCAAGATAATTGTATTGCACAGTGTAAGTTTTGCCCAGAAAATTATGGAGAACGCCAACCTACGTTCCCGAATAAATTACCTTGGTACGATAAATAATACTGTAAGTTAAGGAATAAACGTATGGCGAAGCCAAATTGGGTTACTCAAGATGGTAGTCTTGGTAAAATCGAAGAAGGTGTCTATTATCAACTGTTAGTTGAAGCAACAGATCCAGATGGCGACGATATAACTTTTAAAGTTATCAGCGGATATCTACCTCCTGGGCTAGTACTAGATGCAGACGGAAATTTATACGGCCAACCCCGACTTAATTATAAAATCGACGGTGTTCCTTACAATGTTAATAAGGATGTAACCAGTAGTTTTTGCATACGTGCATCTGCTACTGATGGTAAAATCAGCGACAAAACATTTAGCATTACAGTTACCGGGCAAGACACTCCTGTAATCACTAATACTAGCGGAAGTCTGGCTACTATACTGACAGGTGAATATACCGAAATACAAATAGACACCATCGACGACGATAATGATGTACTGGTGTATGATATTATAAAAGGCAGCATACCAGAAGGTATGACATTAGATGCCAGCACTGGTAAAATATCTGGTTATCCGATGCCTTATGTTAGCGAATACGATGCCAATCGTCTTGGCTGGAATGCTCCCGGAAGCGCATGGGGGGAAGACGAATGGGGATTAAATCGGCCAGTAACTACTCATAAAAATTATGAATTTACACTAGAAGTCACAGACGGTAAAGAAAAAACTGATAAAATTTTTAGTATACTAGTTTTAAGTAAATCTTTGCTTAAAGCAGATAGCACTTATCATACTGTTGACGACACTCAATATGTAACCGCAGATATGGATACAAATCAAAATCCAATAATGCTTACTCAAGATACGGATCTTGGTATTTACGAACACAATAATTATTTTACATATAAATTTGAAGCAATTGACATTTTTAATAGTGAACCAATTGGATTTGAAATTGAGTCAGGAAGCCTGCCCCCTGGGTTAGTATTAAATACAACAACAGGATGGGTGTATGGTTATATACCAAATCAAACCATTAGTCAGACTGAATACAATGTAAGTGTACGTGCATATAAAATCAGTAATCCAACCCAATACAGCAATACAGTTGAATTAAAATTAACAGTTGTAAGTAACTTGTACAGTGCAGTTAACTGGATATCACCTAGCAATTTAGGAACAATTACCACAGGTGAACTTTGTAATATTGCAATTGAAAGTACAAACACTGCAAACTTAACGGTTAATTATTACATTTATCCTAGAGAAAACACCGGTGATGTTAATTTAGTTGACCAAGACGGCGACGGCACTCCAGATTCTGTTGACTTTGCAAAATACGAAGATTACACTATCAAAGGCGGTCAACTTCCTCAGGGATTAGTATTACAGTCAAATGGGTTGTTAATTGGACGTCCAAGTTTTGAATATACCACTTACGATAGCAATGATACTACATTAGATGTTAATGTAAGGGAAGCCGGCATAAAAACTGGCGAAACAACGTTCGATAGAGATTTTAATTTTACTATCGTTGCAGAAAGTTTAAACAGCGAAATACGTGCACATAAAGATTTTAAAGTTACAGTAACATCAAAAAATAACAGGCCTTACGAATCGCTTTATTTAAAAAGTAATTTAACTAAAGACAAGTATTGGCAAGATATTGTGTTAAACACAGATATATTTCCGCAAGCAGACATCTACCGTACTAGTGATCCAAATTTTGGAATTCAACTTGATGCAAAGATGTTGCTTATTAGCGGGTTAAGTGCTAAGAGTAGCACAGCAATAATGACAGCATTAGACAAAAATCATTATAGAAAAGTGCTAAAGTTTGGAAAACCTCAAGTAGCAAAAAGTTATCTATTAGATAAAACAGTGGAGTACGAAGTTGTTTACTATGAAATAGTAGACGACCAAAATTCCAAAAATCAAGAAACTATCAGCACAAGTATTAATCTAAGTCAACAAATCAATAATGAAGTTATTGAGTACGAAAGTAAAATACCCAGCGATGCAATTGTATATCCAAACAGTTTAGAGGGTATGCGAAGCCAGTTGACTACAGCAATTGGCTTAGTAAGCAACAGCGAAGTATTGCCAAATTGGATGAAAAATAGACAACCAGACGGTAGTATTATCGGATGGAAACCTGTTGTAGTTTTGTCATATATGAAACCAGGAACCGGCGAACGTGCACTGTTTAACCTAGGAAGAAGAACTGATATTGTACAAAGAAATATCAGTTTTGATGTTGATAGATATATACTAGATAATAATCTTAGCAAAACATACGATAACGAAAATGAAGAATATTACGATAGTAAACTAACTACATTTGATAATATATCTGGCATTGCAAATACACCAGTTACTACAGTAGATTTTGCAGTAGACGTTCCGTTTAGTTCGCTGCATGGTAAAACAACTGCACAAATTAACGCAGCAGGCGGACTTGATCGAATTATCACAGCGTATCAGGATAAATTAATTATTTTTGCAAAGCAAGAAGATTATGCTGATCTAAGTGATGAATTTGAAGCAGTGGATGGATGGCTAAAGACTACAACATTTTTTGATGGTCCAGACGGATTTGATGCCACAGGCGACAACTTTGATGCAGCCGAAATAATCCCAGGCTATCAAGAAAATTTTGCTAATCCTGCTATAACAAATCAGCGAGCAGGTGTGTGGAAATTTATTAAAGATTCAGCTACACAACTATGGTATTTAGAATTTCAATCAGACATTACAATNANANNCGGTGACTTTGTGCGTGTCAACAATGGTTTTAAATACGGCGGCACTATTNTAGAATACTCTAGTGTAATTGATATCGAAGATACTGTTCCAGATTATGAAATTTCCGAAATTATTGAAGATAGCACAGCAACAACGTTTGACAATAACAATACCAAATTCATAAATCAAGTTATTGTTTATCAAGCACCAGATGTTGGCGACATGTTTTTACCATTTCCTAAAACCAATATATGGGAATAATATAAGTAGTTTATATGAAATACAATGCAGATACAGTTTGCCTTGCTTCGTGGTTCCAGCTAAGGAACAGTTCAGATAACATTTTAAAATGTTGCTGTCAGCTCGAAGCACATCAGACTGATTTTAAATCAGACAGTGAAATTGCCATTGACATTGATAATGTCCAGCCAAACAACGAATACTTGATGTATGTTCGTAAAAGCCTAACCGACGGTGTAAAACTCAATGAATGTAGCAAATGCTGGCGCAGTGAAAGTTCCGGAATTAAAAGTTTAAGACAACAGTTAAACGATATGTTTACTGGCAGTAGAGGATTGGATCAAAGTTGGTTTAGTAGTTATATGAAAAATAAATCAGACTATCGCCAAGACGTTCTTCTAAGTGCTGACCTAAGTATATTAAACTTGTGTAATTATAGTTGTGCAATGTGCGTTCCGCATGCTAGCAGNAAAATATACAGTATTTGGAAAAAGAACCTAGAAAACGAATTTGTAAAAGCTGAATTAGANCAAGATCCTGCTCTATTAGATAATGTTAAACAAAACTTTATGAGCGGAGTCAACTACCGACTACTACAAACAATGTTTGACCATAATGTGCGATATCTAAAAATACTAGGTGGCGAACCATTAATGGATGAGAAATTATTGCAAATGCTAGACAACTACAATAATCAGCAAAACTGTCATTTGCACTTTGTAACCAATGGTAGTTATAGTATAAGTGAAGTATCAAAGCGGTTTGCCAACTACAAAAAAGTTACATTTAATGTAAGTATCGACGGAACAGAGCAAGTTCAAGATTTCATACGTCGAGGCAGCAATTGGAAACAAGTAGAAAAGAATGTACTAGACTTTGGCAATACAGATATTACTGTACACTGTACTGTGCAAGCACTAAATTTTGTACACTTGTACAAACTAGCCGCCTGGTGTCAAACACATGAGCTGAAACTAAGTTTAGGCATACTAGAAGATCCTTTGTATATGAAGTTGGATTTACTTCCAGAGAATTTAATTGAACAAGGTATACAAGCAATGTTGCCATATGTAGATTGTTTAATCACAGAAGAACAAGACACAGGCACACAAAATCAAATATTCAACTTTAGAAAATTTATATTAGAAAACTATACACCCGATTTTAAATTACATGCACAACTAAAAAGATATTTAAATTGGTATGATGGCAGTCAAGATTGGCAAAAAATATTACCTGAGTGGAATAGTTTACTAAGATAAATATGCATGTATCCGGAGTGAGAAAACATGACAACTATTAATAAAACCGATGGTTCTATTTTAACAACAGTAGCAGACGGCACAATCAATACATCATCTAGTGACTTAACACTAGTTGGCAAGCAATATCTAAATTATGGCGAGCCAGTTATTGAAAACTTTGTTAAGCTACTTGAAAACTTTAACAATGCCACAGCGCCAACTACCCCTTTAGTGGGACAAATTTGGTACGACAATGCAAACAAAAAACTTAAGGTTTACAGATCTACAGGTTTTGTTGATGTTGCTAATATTATCAGTAGCAACACTCAACCAACAAATAGTGCAGTAGGTGACGGTTGGTTTGATACAATTAATGATCTGTTTAAAATTTATAACGGTGCTTTATGGATTGAAGTTGGACCAAACGGTTTTGACGGCGCATTTAGTTCACTTACCGGAGCACCAACTACACTTGCAGGTTATGGAATCGTAGATGCAATTACCAAGGTATCGGCGCCAGCAACAAGTATAGGCCAAGCAGGAGATACAAACGGATTAGTTGCATTAGATAGTAATTATATATACTACTGTACAGCAGCACATGATGGTGTTGCAAATATTTGGAAGCGTGTTGCTTGGTCAGCAGACACTTGGTAAATATGATAAATAATACTAGCAGAAATAGGAAAACTTAATGAGTAACATCAACGCAAGCAACATTGACGGAGCATATCCAGTAGCCGGACAGGACAATGATTCGCAAGGATTTCGTACAAACTTTACAAATATTAAAAACAACTTGGCAACGGCTGCAACAGAGATTACTGACTTGCAAGGCAATGTTGCAAGAACTGACACTGCTAACGACTTTGCCGGTCAAGTAGTACAAAGTGCCGAAGTTAAAGACCTACGTGAAACAGTACACGATTTTCTCACAACTGGCGGCACAATTACTATGAATCACGCTACTGCACACAACTTTACTGTTAGCACAAATGCTACTATTACAGCAGCGTTTAGCGGCGCTAGCACAAGCGGAAAGCTATATAGATACCGCTTGGCATTCAATTGTTTAAACGTTGCACATACGCTAACGCTACCGGCAGCAGTTAGCACAGGCACAGACAATATTGTAGGATATGATACAAATGTTATTACTTTCCCAGCAATAGGTGTTTATCATTATGAATTTACTACAACAGACATGGGCAGCACTTTCCATATAGAAGAGATAACAAAACGTCCTGCAAAAGCACGTAGTGCAACACCAGCAAACACAGGTGCAGCAGGCGATACAGCAGGCGATCTTGCATTTGACGGTACTTACATTTATGTGTGTACAGCAGATTACGACGGTGTTGCGGTAATTTGGGCTCGTGCAGCAATTGCAGCATACTAATTAATTCTTGACAAACCGATAAACTCCCTGTATATTATTAAACAATTACAGGGAGTTTTTATGACCAATCCATTTGCAGACATTGAACGCTTCGGCTCAGCGTGTGATCAAGAGCCATCACCAGAAAACTACAAAATGTATCTTAGTCTTATTGCAGAAGAATTTGACGAACTACAAGATGCAGTTTTAGAAAATGATTGTGTAGAACAGCTAGACGCACTAGTTGACATTCTTGTTGTTACCATGGGTGCTATTCGTGCAGCAGGATGGGACGGAGAAGCGGCTTGGAAAGAAGTAATGGATACAAACTTTGCTAAGATTGATCCAGACACAGGCAAAGTTCGTAAACGTGAAGATGGTAAAGTGCTAAAGCCAGAAGGTTGGAAAGCACCTGAATTGGCACAATTTGTAAAGGAATAACATGAACATCGAACTATTAAAACAACTATGCGAAACACCTGGTATTGCAGGCAGCGAAGAACGTGTAAAAGAAGTTATCAAGTCACATATCAACAGCGATAAATTAAACGTTTCAGAAGATCCAATGGGCAATTTAATTGTGCATAGACCAGGAACTGGTACTAAAATACAATTGTTGTGCCATATGGACGAGATTGGATTTATTGTTAACTATATCAGCGACGAAGGTTTTATTCATGTACAACCATTGGGCGGATTTGATGCTCGTAATTTGTTTTCACGCAGAGTACTAGTATGCACAGATGACGGAGACATCAAAGGTGTAATGAATCCATCGGGATTGCCAGTGCACTTGGCCAAACCAGAAGATAGGAAAAATGTTCCTGCACCAGACGAATTTATGATTGATATTGGTCGCGGCAAAGACACAAAAGATTTTGTAAAAGTTGGCGACTGGGTTGTAATGGATGAACCATTTTTAGAAATGGGCGAGCATAGACTTGTAAGTAAAGCACTAGACAATCGTGTAGCATGTTGGCTAGGAATTGAAACACTGCGTAAATACACAGGAGATGCTGATCTATATGTAGTGTTTACAGTACAAGAAGAAGTTGGGTTACGTGGCGCACAAACTGCTTCGCATGCCATTGCTCCTGAAATTACATTAGGGTTAGATACAACACTTGCTTGCGACACACCAGGTGTTCCTGGTAGACAAACCACAAGTAAACTAGGCAAAGGTGTATGTGTAGGTATTCGCGACGGTAGTATGATTGCACACAAAGAAACAGTAAAACAATTGATAGCTCTAGCGGATGCAAAAGAAATTCCGTATCAACGCAAAGCAAGTGCAGCTGGAGGACAAGATGCCGCNGCTGGACAACGTGCTGGCAATGGTTCGCGAGCAGTAAATCTTGCAGTAGGCACACGATATATTCACACTGTAACTGAAATGATTGATCGTCGAGATTTACAGGCAGCACTAGATCTAACGCTAGAATTCTTAAACGAAGTATAAGGAAATAAAATGCATCCATTCACACCGGACTTAACAGGATTAACCGACGACGAGCTTGCAGAGAAAATCAATGTATTGTACGGTAAAATGCGTATAGTTGCTAATAATCCATCAGTGTACAGACAAGTTGCTAGTTTACTTGCAGATTACAAAAACGAACAAATGTTAAGAGCAAGCAAGCAACGAGACGAACTTGACGAGAAACTTTCTAAAAAAGTTGACATAGGAAAAAACAACAATGGCTGACTTTAAATGGCAAACTAAATGGAATGGCATTATACTAACTGATGAAGATATTTTTGTGCCATGTACTTGGAATCTTGAATTAGATTTTGACATCATTAGTGACGTTGCTTATCATAAAGATATTGCAATGCAACGTCTTGAATTCATGATTCAAGAAAAATTCGAAGGCTCTGTCTTTGCTAAATTTGGAAATGAATTAGTAGATATTATGCATCCGATTTGCAAAAGTTTTTTTATATGCTTGCCCGATGAACCTTATGATGCTATAATAGCTGCAACTACTATGTTAAAAATGAGTGCAATAACCAATGAAGTAATAAAGATTCACGGATGTACTATTCAAAATAGTCTTGGATACAAAATTAAAAATAATATCAGTATCGAAGAAACTGTTTCTATTATACAAGATGTTGGTTCGGAGCATTTTATGCTTGGAATAGAGGATCCTTGGTTTTTAAGAACTGACGCAGGATTTACTGATATACTAACCACTGATGCTGACACTGAATCTATATCACTTATTAAGGATAGTAGTACATGGGAAAAACATTACTTAGGTTGGTCAGAACTTCAAGATGTTCCAGCAACTGGTGATTTAATTAATGATATGGAAACAGAGCGTTGGATACCATTTGTAATTAAAGGTGGTGCAAACGACGATACCGATAAAGAATAGTATGAAAATAGATCAGTATAATAGAAGAATCTTCACCGAAGAAGAAATTTGCAATATTCTTTATCGCAAATGCGATACTGATTTAAGTTTGTATAATTTACAAGATCCAGATAAACATAATGCAGCGATCAATATTAATTACAGTGATTTAACAGAGATAAGTAAAGCTGTAAACATTAATATTAGTCCAGAACAATGGCACCGGCAAAATCAAAATAATTGGCATATGCCACAGGAATACCAAGATTTTGACGTAGCAGAATGGGTACTAAAACAATGTAAAAATGATGCAGAACTGCAACGTGCAGGACATGAGTTAATTGAATACTCAAAAAAAGATCTACTAATCATGTTATGCTATCTTAAATATCTAGTAGACACTATGCAAGAAAATAATATTGTATGGGGCGTAGGAAGAGGTAGCAGCGTAGCAAGTTTTGTGCTATACTTACTTAAAGTTCATCGGATAAACAGTTTGTATTATGATTTGGATTTTAATGAATTTATGAGATAATATTTTGGAGAAAAACTAATATGTCAAGAACATACAGGACAGCACAAGGACGCCAGGTTGACATGGAACGTCTAAGGCTACAAAACGAATTAACCCCAGCTGTGGGTAACATGAGAGTCAATGCCAGAGGTGATCAACTTGGACCAGGAGGTAAAGTTGTACAAACCAGGGAGGAGATGCTCGATCAATATTATAAAAATACAGTAAACAGAAAATCTAACGTAGCAGATGAAATTCCTACCAGTAGTGATTCAGCAGGTCGGACAAAAGATATCGAAGCTGATGATTTTGTTGATACGCCAACACGCAAGCCTGCTCCTACAGCAGATCTAGTTGTAGAAGCGCCAGTTGCAGAAGCTCCAGTTAAAAAACGTGCAGCAAAGAAAAAACCCAAAGTAACAGAAACACCTGTAGTCGAAGAACCAGTGAAAAAATCACAACTAGTTCCCCCTAGTTTAAAAGAAGCTGATGCGATTGCTGAAACAGCAGGTACTGACGACAGTGAAATTGACTTGGGCAAAGCAGACAAGAACAGCGGATTAAACAGCGGCGAAGCGCATATCAAAGGCGGTTTAGCAAAAGCAATTGCAAAAACTAGAGAGTACGAACAAAATATGGGTAGAGGAAAACCAAAGAGGATCTAATGGATATTACTAAAGACAAAGACGGCCTTGGCGCCGGGTTTAAGTACAAACAAGTTATTCACGGTAACGCAATTACACCTTTGCACAAAAATGTAATGGTTGAAGAAATGTTTTTTGGAATACAGACAACAGGCAAAGGTCTGATTCTTCCAAATGACGATGGATTAGATCGAGGAATTAAACCTCGTTGGGCACGAGTTCATGCAGTTGGTCCGGAACAAAAAGACGTTAAAGTAGGTGATTATGTATTGATTGAACACGGGCGTTGGACACGTGGATATGAACTAACTGATACTGACGGCAACGAAAAAACAATCCGTATGGTTGATGTTAATGCAATTCTTGCTACTAGCGACACAGAAATGGAAAATGTTATTTTTGGTACCAAAACAGATGCTGGCGACACAAAACAAGCAAGACCAGAGGATTTTGGAGCAAACTAAATTGTTCTATACAGGCCATGAATAAAGAAGAAAAATTAAATGAACTAATGACAATTACTGCCGAAGAGTGTGCTGAACTTACACAAGTATGTATGAAAATTGTACGCTTTGGCATGAACAACGACCATAAGCCTAAACGTCAATGGTTAATCGAAGAAGCCGGAGATGTTCTTTGTATGCTTAAAACTATAACAGAAAACAATCTGGTAACATGGGAAGAATTAGAAACCCGTGCAGAAGAAAAACGAAATAAACTATTAAAATGGAGCAATATCAATGAGCGATAAAAGAGATAACAACAAGAAAACACCACAAGCTGGTGCTGGTGCTCAGCCGCGGCAGCCAGGACAATTAATGTGGGATGCTGGAATTTACTACTTTGCAGATGGATTTACATACGAATCAACAAAGCCAGCAGTAAACTGGATTATTGAAAAAAATCTATTGCCTAAAACCGAGCGCCCAAAAGAACTTACATTGATCATCAACAGCCCGGGTGGTAGTGTACATGCTGCATTTGCATTAATTGATGTAATGAAGGGCAGTGCTATTCCAATTAAAACAGTCGGTCTTGGCTTGATTGCAAGTTGTGGTGTATTGACATTTATGGCTGGCGATAAAGGTAGACGTGTACTAACACCAAACACAAGTATTCTATCTCATCAATATAGCTGGGGATCAGGCGGCAAAGAACACGAATTATTTGCTCGTGTGCGTGAATTTGAATTGTCAACAGAACGCATGATTGAGCATTATAAAAAGTGCACAGGCTTGAAAGAAAAAGTAATTAGAGAAGTGTTACTACCTCCTCAGGATGTTTGGTTGAGTGCTGAAGAAGCAGTTAAGTACGGAATTGCTGATAAAATTGAAAAGATGTACTGATGCGATATCATGAATGGATTTTAATGAAAATAAAAGAAGAACGCACTCAAGACGATCAGTGCCAAGATAACGACGACTACGACGATTTTGAATTAGAAATGGATGACGGTGCTTAATGGATCAAAACTATATTTTTACCAGCGAAAGTGTTAGCGCAGGACATCCGGATAAGGTTGCAGACCAAATCTCTGATGCTCTAGTTGATGCTGGGTTTAAAGCGGGCGATGAAACAACTCGTGTTGCTGTTGAAACACTTGTAACTACCAATCATGTAACATTGGCAGGCGAAGTAAAAAACTTTAACGTAAGCAGAGATGAAGTTAAAGAAATCGTGCGAAACAAAGTTAAAGAAATTGGTTATGAGCAAGAAGGGTTTCATTGGGATAAGTTAAATATCTACAATGAGCTACATGAACAAAGCGCAGACATTGCATTAGGAACAGATGATTTCGGTGCAGGTGATCAGGGTATTATGTTTGGATATGCATGTAATGATAATAATGCATATCTCCCAGCACCTATCTACTATGCACACGAGATTCTTAAAGATCTCAATGAGGAACGTAAAATTACAAATATCCTTGGTCCTGATGCTAAGTCACAAGTAAGTGTACAGTACATTGGCGGCATAGTACAACGTATCGATCAAGTTGTAATTAGTACACAGCATACCGAAGGAAATGTTGAATTAGCACGTGAACTTGCAAAGCACAGTGCAATGAATGTATTAGGAGACTTAATTGATGAAAATACTGTATGGCATCTTAATCCCACTGGCAATTTTGTTATTGGCGGGCCTGATGGTGACGCTGGTGTTACTGGACGCAAGATTATCGTTGATACTTATGGGGGCTTTGCTCCCCACGGCGGCGGTGCTTTTAGTGGCAAAGACCCGACAAAAGTAGACCGCAGTGCTGCATACATGGCTAGGTGGCTCGCTAAAAACGTAGTAGCAGATGATATGGCAGATTGGTGTCAAATCCAATTGTCGTACGCTATTGGTGTTAAGCAACCAACAAGTATCTATATAGATTCAAATGGACACAACCGCAGCATCGAGCGTTTTATTTGTAACGAAATTGACCTAAGTCCAAAAGGAATCATTGACAAATTTGATTTATTCAACTATACTGAGTATAGTAAAAATTGTACATACGGACATTTTGGCGACAAAGATGTACCATGGGAAAGAATTGGTTGGTAATGAAAGAACTATGGGTAGAAAAGTATCGTCCTAACACAGTGGATGGTTATGTGTTTCGCGATGACGAACAACGTGCACAAGTAAACTCTTGGATCGCTGATAAAAGTATTCCTCATATACTGTTAAGTGGCAGTCCTGGCGTAGGCAAAACTACACTAGCAAAACTGTTAATACATGAACTTGGTGTACAAGGGCATGATGTAATGGAGCTCAACGCAAGTCGCGAGCGTGGCATCGATGTTGTACGAAACCGTGTAACAAACTTTGCTGGCACTATGGGGTTTGGCGGGTTTAAGGTTGTGCTACTAGACGAAGCAGACTATATGACTCCGGATGCACAGGCAGTTATGCGCGGAGTTATGGAAGAGTTTAGCGACAACTGTCGATTTATTATGACTTGTAACTACCCAAACAAGATCATTCCTGCGCTGCACAGTCGTTGTCAGAGTATACATATTCCTAAATTAGACCGAGTTGCATTTACTGAACGTGTTGCAACTGTATTGATTACTGAGAATGTAGACTTGGACATTGACACACTAGACAGCTACGTTACTGCATCGTATCCGGACTTGCGCAAATGTTTAAACAGTGTACAACAAAACAGTATCAACGGTAGTTTGCGCAAACCTAGCGAGCGTAGTGTTGATACTAGTGACTATAAATTAAAAGCAGTAGACTTGTTTAAAAATGGAAAAATTATCGATGGTAGGCGTTGTATTGTTGACAATGCAACAGTCGGAGATGTTGACGAAATGTTCCGCTGGATGTACGACAACTTACAACTTTGGAGTGATACACAGGATGGCCAAGACGAGGCTATTAAAATTATTCGCAATGGACTTGCTAATCATACATTAGTTGCTGATGTTGAGATCAATTTAAGTGCTACTATGGTAGAACTTACTAGCATTGATGTTTAACATATGTTCAAGAGGAGTTGTTTGCACCCTTGAATTACAGTTGTAATAGGATTATAATTGTAGTTGTGTAAACGTACCTGGCGCCAGGTCGCTGTTTAGTTTTATTCGTCGCCGTAAATTTTTAGTACTTCGGCAACAGCAGGATGACGTTCAATGTCTTGATTGCCAAACTGTATCCAATCAATAAAAGAACTGTTTCCAAATCGAGAAAAAAGTTGGTTAAAATCAATTAAGCCATTGTCGCCTACTCGACGATCAGTTTGCTTAACATCTCCAGTTACAACCATTCTTGAATCGTCACCTATGCGGGTTAATAACATTTTCATCTGACTTGGCGTAGCATTTTGCATTTCATCTGCAATAATCCACGCATTTTTAAAAGTCCTGCCTCGCATGAACGCTAGTGGGCTTATTTCAATTATCTGTTCTTCTAGCATCCGGGTGATTGTTTGAACACTGAAATGTTCTTGCATAATATCAAAAATTGGTTTTGTCCATGGTTCCATTTTAGCGTTTAAATTGCCTGGTAAAAAACCGTGTCTTTCATTTTCAACTTCTACTGCTGGTCTGGTTAATATTAGTTTTTTAATTTCTCCATTTTTAAGTGCTTTAATTGCTGCCAACACTCCAATTAATGTTTTCCCAGTACCTGCTGGTCCTGTTGCAAAAATTATTGTTTTATAATTATTTTGTAGTGCACACAAGTAGTCTTCTTGGTGTTTATTTCGTGGAATAATTTCAATATTCTTTGCAAATTTGTTATAATTGCCAATATCAATATGTTGTTGTTTATTTTGTTGTTGCTTAAAGTCTGCTTTTCTTTGTTTTCTAGACAAAGTGATTCTCCTTTTTTGGTAACACTAATATTTACAACGAGAGTTTAAAATATAACTATTATAGGCTAAAAACAAAAACTGAGTATATAATNAAGTTTTAGCGAAACTATAGTTTTGAAATAAAAACATAAACGGATAAATAATAATATGGATTTAAAAAACGCTATCANGAACACAAAACAGATTTACACAAGCGACAGTGGATTAAACACACTGTTGGACTTTGAACGTGTATTAGATAACTTGGACATTTTTAGTTTTAAAAACTGGCTGGACGGCGAACTAGTAGATGGACCTGTTGTTAGTCGATATTGGATATCGTGCAGTTTTATGTGGCCAAAAAGAAAAATGCCAGACCCACGTGGACCAGTGAGACTATTAGACTATGGATGTACAGTTACATATACAGAATCGACTGTTAAGATTCCTGTTAAAATCAATAGTCCGGAAGATTTCCGGTCCGGCACCAAGCAGGGTAAACTAGTCTCAGTTCCAATTTGGATTGTTAAAATTACTATGCCAAAAGAATTAATTTCCGACATCGAAAGAGGTAGTTTAGAAATTGCAGGCGAAGAATACGATCTGTCAGACCTTCAGGATGCTTACAAGCAAGATATTGATTCAACCGCATTTACTAATAACAACGAAGATAATGATTTTGTTGAAGGAAACGAGCAATGAGTCTTAAAGAACGTGATCTAGAAAATTTAATTCGACCAAAAATTCATATTGACGAATACCAAAGTAAAATGGGCAAAGACGAAGACATTGTTACAATTAGTTTTAAATGCAAATACAAAGACCCAGCTGCTGATTTAGTAAATTATTTAGAAAAAGGGTACGATTGGGTATTAGATGCTGATCTAAGTACAGGCACAGTAAGCGACGGTAGTTGGGTTGTTTTTATTGAAGCAGCAAGACGTCCAAGTTTGACAAAAAAAATATACAACTTACTTGATGATTTATCAAGTGTTACACTTAATAAAGTTGATGAATATACATTCAGATACAAAAAAGATACCAAGTACAAAGAATTTAACGTAGAAGAATTTGAGGCTACCGTTCCTCTAACACCTAGAGAATATCGCCGCAGAAACAAACCACAAGAACTTAGTGCAATGTTAGATGCAGCTGGTGTAAAAAACACAGAACAGGGCAAGTTTAGCCCAGATGTACAGGAATTTGCAAACTTAGCAAAATATAGATAATATGCGACTAGCGGGATTATTTTTTATTATTATATGTGTTATGGGAGGTATAGGTTATTGGTACTATACTGATACACAATCTCGAATGGCAATACTACAAGGCAATAATGCCAAGCTAGAAATTGCAGTACAAACCAATGAAGCAGCATTAGAAAGTTTGCAAGCAGACTATGCTAGTGCGCAAAATGAAATAACGACATTGAATTCAGCGTATCAGGCAATACGCAGACAAAACAGTAAATTAGCTACCAAACTACAAAAAATCGATTTAGAATCAGCAGCAATAGCAAATGCCGAAGGCATTGAACGTGCTGTGAATACAGGTACAAAAAACGCAGGCAGATGTTTCGAACTGCTCAGTGGTGCCGAACTCAATGAAAAAGAAAGGAATGCACAAGATGGCATCGCTTTTAACAAAGAGTGTCCTTGGATTTACGATGATTATAAGTCTCGCGGCTTGCTCAACGAAACCCCAACAGATACAAGTAACTAGCACACCAATTGAAAAGCCTACACTAGTATTACCTCCTGTAGATGAACTCAATATGCGCAATGTTAAATGGATTGTTATTAATGAACAAAACGTTGACGCAGTAATTCAACAATTAAAAACATCAGATGGTGCATTTGCTGTATATGGACTTACAGGCGAAGGTTACGGAAACTTAGGACTAAACTTTAGTGATATACGAGCAATGATTCAGCAACAGCAAGCAATTATTGCAGCGTACGAAGGTTATTACCAAGAAGCTGAAGAACTAATGGACAGCGGTACATTACAAGGCGGAGAACAGTAATGAACAACAAATTTAGCATAGGTGTTGTTGTTGCAATCGTACTACAAGTAAGTGCGTTTGTATGGTGGACAGCACAACAAGCACAAACAATCAGTCAACTTAATGAACAGGTATCAGAACTTACAAGCCGTATGGCAGTCGAACAAGAAGTAAACTTGAAACGTGATGTAGTAGACTTAAAAGCAAAATATCAGGACCTTAAAGAAAAAACACTTGAAGGTATTCTAGAAATAGATAATGTTAGATTAGCAGAAGATAATAGATTAGGCGAGTATATTGACCGTAGATTATCTGACCTAATTAGTGAGTTACAAGCTACATTTGCACAACATGAAGCGTGGATTGATGAACTTGATAATTTAGCAATTGAACTTGAAAAGAAAATCACAGATGAAATTAAAGCACTTGACAAAAAGTTAAGTGACCGAATGAAAAAATAATTGGAAGAACTATTATGTGGGAAATAATTGAACGTATGTCTAGCGATAGACTTTGGATTTACACCGCACTTGCTGGCAGTATTTTTGGTGCATTATTTGTTGCTTGGATTACTGACACACGCATTGCTCTATGGACTTATGGAAAATGGTCAGCATTATTAAATTGGCTTGTAGACAGATATGGTTGGAGTTGGCTCGAAGTTGATCCGAATGCTTGGAGAAAACTCAATCCGTCACTATCCAAAAAGATAGATGAACTAGGAAAACGTATAGAAGAGCTAGAAAAATGAAAAACTTCTTAGTAAGATTTTGGCGTTGGTTATTTCCATGGCATGTGCTTGAAGTTACACATCGCGGCAAGGATCTAAAAATCATAGTTAAGAAATTTAATAAAAAATCATCAAAGGTAATCCGAGGTATTGATGGCGATAACAAAGAATTTGAAATAGTCAGTGTAGAGCCAATGGATTATAAAGTAACAGAAATTTAAGGAGAAGCCCAATGGCCGAAGAAAAAACAAAAACAATGACTATGGATGCTGACACAGCATCTAGTATGGACTTTAATAATGACGGACACATTTCTTCAGAAGAAGCAGCAATGGATCTTGAATTTAAACGTAAGCGACTAGAAGACAACGATGCTATGCGTGACGCACAGCGCAAGATGGCTTGGTTTGCATTGTTTGGCATGCTATTATATCCGTTTGCCGTTGTGCTAGCAGTTCTTATCGGATTAGATGAAGCAGCAAAGACATTAGGCTCAATGGCACCTACATATTTTGTTTCTGTAGCAGCAATTGTTGCAGCGTTTTATGCTAAAGAAGCAGTAGTAAATAAATAACTTGATTTAATAAGCATTTTGTTTTAATATAGTAATATGAGTTATTATGATGTTTTGGGTGTCAATGAATCTGCCACACAACAAGAAATTAAAAATGCTTACAGAAAGTTAGCCAAACAGCATCATCCTGATGCTGGAGGTAATAGCAATAAATTTAAGCAAGTAAACGAAGCCTATAGTATTATTGGCGACGAACAAAAAAGGCATGTCTACGACAACGAAACTGTACAAGAAAACTTTACACAACATAACAGTAATAATAACCGATGGCAGTTTTCGCAAAAAGATATTTTTGATCATATATTTAAAGGCGCTAGTGGATTTTCGCATAGTTACAACAATCCATCTGGTAACCAAGACATCGAAGCAAAGATGCGTGTTACATTAGAAAGTATTCTAATAGACCAAACAAGAATATTAAATGTAAATCAAGGGCGCAAACAAACTTCAGTAACTGTAAACATACCAGCAGGTACCAACGATGGCGCCCGAATACGATATCGCGGATACGGACAAAATGTTTATACACAACAGCCGCCGGGTGATTTAATTGTAAAAATAGAAATCGAAGATCATCCTACTTTTATTAGAAAAAATCAACATCTTTATACAAAAGTAAGCGTGGATGTATTTGATGCATTAACAGGATGTGAAGTTACTATTGTTAATTTAGATGGCGGATTGCTAAAAGTAAAAGTTCCTAGTTGTTGTAATCACGAACAAATACTAAGAATAATTGGCAAAGGACTGCCTAACAAAACAAAAGATTATGGAAATTTGTATATAGTGGTAGAGCTGGAAATGCCCAAAACACTAAGTGTTCAGCAAAAACAAATGATTACCGATATTAAAAACGTTAAATAATATTAATATAGATGAAAGAAAAAGATGCTTCAAAATAATCCAGAAATTGAACTAATTGTAAATACTGCAACTGAGTATGCAATTGAATTACATCACAAGTATGTAACAGTTGAACATATTGCGTATGCATTATTAAAGTTTGAAAAATTTAATAACTTGCTTTATACAGTTGACGTTGATGTCGAAGAACTGTTAACAGAATTTGAACATTATCTCGAAACTGGATTAAACAGCATTGTAAGTGGAGACTTTTCTACAATGCCTGTGCCGGGAAAAACTCATGGGCTTGAGCGAGTGTTTAACCGTGCATACACACAAGTATTGTTTAACAACAGAGACAACATCACCCCAATTGATCTTTATCTAAGCATAACCGCAGAAACACAAAGTTATGCAGCATACTTTTTTATCAAGTATGGCTTAGAAAAGGATCGTTTAATTAACGAGCATAATAAAAAAGAAAGAAAAACAGGAAGATCAAGGCAGGACAGCATGAATACACAACAAGCTATTAAAGTATTAGAAGAACACTGTACAAACCTTAATCATGCAGCCGAAGATGAAGAAATCGATAATGTAATTGGTAGAGATCCTGAATTAGAAGAAATTGCACAAATACTTGCAAGACGAAACAAATGTAATGTACTAATGGTAGGCGATCCTGGCGTGGGTAAAACTGCTATTGCCGAAGGACTAGCATTGAATATTATTGCACACAAGGTACCTGACTTTTTATTAGAATGGACAGTCTACAACCTAGATATCGGTTCATTGGTTGCAGGTAGCAAATACAGAGGCGAATTTGAGGAAAAGCTCAAATCTGTTATCGAAGCTTTGACTACAATTGGAAACTGTATTCTATTCATTGATGAAGCACACCAAATGAGAGGTGCCGGCAGCGGTAGTAGTAGTGACGTAGACTTTGCAAACATGATTAAACCTGCTCTCAGCAGAGGTAAAATAAAAGTTATTGCTAGTACAACTTGGGAAGAATATAACAATAGCTTCGAAAAAGATCGTGCACTGATGAGACGCTTCCATAGACTAACCATTGACGAACCAAGTCCAGATGTTGCAAAAGAAATACTAATGGGTATTCGTCCATATTATGAAAACTTCCATGGTGCCAACATCACCGATGAAGCAATTGAAGCAGCAGTTGATTTAAGTGTCCGTTTTCAAACCGATAAAAAACTACCCGATAAAGCAATTGACCTAATTGATAGTTCATGTGCTACACAACGTATTATGAATCTCAAAGACTTTACTGTAACAAAAAATATGATTACTCGTGAACTTAGTAGAGCAACTAAAATACCACTAAGCCAACTTCGTAACGACGATATGTCTGTAGACACAGACATCGAGTCTAAGGTCAAGGCAAAATTATTTGGACAAGATACAGCAGTCGACCAAGTTCTTGAAAAAGTGTATGTTGCAAAAGCAGGACTAAAGGCAGTTGACAAACCAATGGGTGCCTACCTATTTACAGGACCAACCGGTACTGGTAAAACCGAGCTATGCAAACTATTAAGTGAACACCTTGGTATGAAACTTATACGTTTTGACATGAGCGAATACCAAGAAAAGCATACAGTTGCTAAATTAATCGGTGCACCTCCGGGATATGTTGGATACGAAGACGGTAACTTGGGCGGCGGATTGTTAATTAGTGAAATTACAAAAAGCCCTCACTCAATTATATTGTTTGATGAAATCGAAAAAGCACACCCAGATGTAAGCAATGTATTATTAGGTTTGCTAGATGAAGGATTTGTCACTGGCAGTAATGGCAAAAAAGCAGATGCTCGCAATAGTATGGTTATTCTTACTAGTAATTTAGGTGCAGCAGATAGAGAAAAAGCTGTAATTGGGTTTGGCGAAGCAGACAACAATGATGCCGATGACCGTGCTATTAAACAGTATTTTAAACCTGAATTTAGAAATAGACTTGATGCAGTAGTTAAATTCAACAACCTAGACAAACTAAGTTTACGCAAGATTGTTGGTAAACTAATTGCTGAACTCAACGAATTACTATCTGACAGAAACCTAAGACTGCGTGTAACTGAAAGTGTAATAGATAAAATTATCAACGAAGGCTATGATCGTAATATGGGTGCACGACCGTTGGCTAGAAAAATTACCGAGCTGATTCGTGTTCCATTGAGTAAAAAAATATTATTCGAAAACATCAATGATGGCAGTATCATTCAAGTAATGACAGACAATAATCAAGATATTAAATTTATGATTGTCGATCAGTCTAACGTATCGATTAACAAAGACAATGGTATTATCGAAATCAATGACAACGTGGAATAAAAATCTTAGCGATAAAATTTATCAACAGTATCAAATATCTCCTAAGGTTATAAAAAATTATAAAATAAGATACGGCAAGCATCGTCACAGACTGACGTTTCTTTTGTCAAAAGAAACATCTGACAAGAATTGGTTTTATAATACATTTGATTACATATATGCTAGTCGTATATTGCGCCTGATTAAAAAAGAAACTCAGACTGGCGAAGTCAGAACTAGAAATCATTGGGTAGAATTCTATATATACTTTAATGGCGATGTTGAAGATTTTTTGGACAAATTTACTCCTGACATCCTTAACAAAATCACCGAAATACAAGTAATGCCTGAGTATGTATATAAAGAAAGCGAAGCATTTCAGCACGATTATCCTGTGCAACTAGAAATTAGAAATAGTTTACCTTTTAATCAATACAGGTATAAAATTTTTATTACAGCAAGTTGCACAATAAGGAAAGAAATAGGTAGACAAAACATTAATCATCTGTATAATACTATTACACAGTATGAAAATATACGAACATCGCCAAGTTTCTGTCGAACACAAGACTCAGAAATGGTTTGGGATGAAGTATATTTTTATACCAAGTCGCTAGACCTGTTGCCCGTGATATATCTCATGGAACATAGGTTTATAAGAAATATTATTGAATTTAGAACACTTGAGGAAATAGATGAATCAACTACTTAAAACACTGTTAACTAAACAGTTAATTCCGTATAATACTAAACTTACTGGACGATGTCATGCACGATACTTGGGCGGCACACAAAAAGTATTAATGACAGTTTACCTTAAAAATTTAAAAACAAATGGTTTTATGTGTACAGGAGAACTAGGCGAAGAATACTTGATGCGCTGGGATGACCTTAAATCAATTGACGGAATGGACCCTACTCGTTATGCCAAAGTATATAACATCAAAGAAGATGGTAGTACAACATCATCTGGCAAGAAAAGAGGACGCAAACCTAAGGCAGCATAAATAGTAGTAGATTATAATATGGAGATTATCTGCTATGGCAAAAATCAATGAACAAATAATTAATATAAAACTCAGCCAATTGCTGCGAGACCAAGACGAAGAAAACCAGATTGTCAATGACAAAGATCTAGTGGTTCTATTAGAAGCACTTGGACAAATTGCTGGCAATGATGTATTAATAGAATTGGAAGGACAGTGATTATTTTTACAGCAACGACCTTTGATAATATATCCACTATAACTGGGGAGAAATACAAAGGCGACGGTTACTATGGGCATGGCGACGGATTGCACACAGTAGCGTGGAGTTTAAACGGCTTTACCGGAACTATAAAAATACAAGGTAGTTTAAGTGACGAACCAGACACAACCGATTGGTTTGATCTTAGACTAGGGTCAAGTACACTTGGAGGATATGGAGTTGACACAACAGGTGCAGCACTCGACACAAGTGTAACAAGTGTAGCATATACAGCAGAGACAAATACTCTTTCATTTAATTTTAGAGGTAATATTGTTTGGGTACGTGCAGTTATTGAAAACTTCAGTGCCGGCACTGTTAATAGTATATATTTGAAGTAAGGATAAAAAATGGCAAAACAAACAATCAATATTGGGTCAGGAGAACTAACCGGCGATGGCGAAAGCCTACGCAGTGCGCTCAACAAATGCAATAGTAACTTTGACGAATTGTACACAGCAGACACTACATTTATTAGCTTAACATCGTTAAAAGAAGTAGTAGCAGCGAGTATCGATTTTGCAGACTTCAAAGCACGTATTGCTGCATTATAACAATATAACAAAAAGAATATATGATGTCAACTGAACAAGAAAAGCAAGAAAACGTAATTAAAATACTTCAATCTTCTCATATACACTTTTGCACTCCTTGTTACGGAGGACAAATTAACGAAGGCACTTTTAGCAGCTATCTAAGATTTGCAATGCTAGCAACCAAATACAATATTCCGTTTAGTGTGGATACATTGATCAATGAAAGTTTAGTAAGTCGTGCAAGAAATAGTTTAGTTGCAAAATTTTTAGCAAATAAAAACGCAACACACCTTATGTTTATCGACGCTGATATACATTTTGATCCAAATGCTGTGCTAAAACTGTTGCTACACAATAAAGGTGTAGTATGCGGCGCATATCCAATGAAAAGTATTCCTAGTAGATATGTACTAAACACTGTAAAAGATGCAGTACATGAACCTCCTTTGTACGAAGTTAGCAGTAGTGGCACCGGTTTTATGCTTATTAAGCGTGAAATAATCGAAGAACTAATAGCTGCAATGCCAGAACTCAAACACAAAGATAGTGTAGGCTTAGGTCCGGACTACGAGCCATTTATGTATGCGTTATTTGATACTATGATTGACGAGTATCAGCATTATCTTAGTGAAGATTGGACATTTTGCAAACGTGTAAGAGAAGTTATTAAAAAAAGAATTTGGATCGATACAGAGATTAAATTAGATCACCTTGGATATCACAAATTTGAAGGCAATGTTGATAATTTAGCCCAACTAGTTGATCAATGGAAAGACAACAATGTCGGTAGTATTGAACAAAATCTTGCCTACGATAAAGTATACAAAGACGAATAATGCATCATATTATTATTGCACTAGAAGATGAATTTCCGGGTTATTCAGACTACTATCGTATAAGTTTTAGTGGTGTCGGCAAAATTAATGCTGCATTAAAAACCGCACAAATTATCGAAAGAGACCAGGCTCTTGGATTTTCCCCTACCATTATTAATTACGGAACTGCTGGTGTTGTTAGTGCAAAAAAGGATTTAGTTGGAACATTAATTAAACCACATGTTATTATACAACGTGATATGATATCAGAACCCTTAACGCCCAGAGGTATTACCCCGTACGACACTGCCGGAGGACATATTGTATTAGATGCCAATCAGCAAATCGTTTTAGGCACAGGCGATAGTTTTGTAACAAAACACGATCCTTGGTTTGACAAAGAAAAGATTGACTTAGTAGACATGGAAGCGTATGCTATTGCAAAAGTTTGTTTGCACTATAATGTACCATTTGTGTGCTATAAATGGGTTAGTGATTTTGCTGACGAGAATGCAGCAGACAACTGGCAACAAAATGTCAGTGCTGGTGCAAATGAATTTAAAAAAGTAATTGAAAGAAACTTACGTGCTTAACTTGCCTAGTTTACATATCGAACCTACTACAAGATGTACTCTTGGGTGCCCGAGGTGTAGCAGAACTGTACTGTTAAATGACTATGGAAAAAAGTTTCTTCCTATAACTGACTTAGATACCCAGGCACTAGATGATTTCATTGATGTCCCAGTTAAAGATATTAAATTAAGTGGTAATAACGGTGATCCAATATATCATAGAAACTTTCTTGATGTAGTGCGTGTAGCAAAAAAACATTGTCAAAGTGTAAAAATTACTACCAATGGCAGTGGAAGAAGCACAGCATGGTGGGAAGAACTAAACAGCATACTAGACAAAACCGATGATATTAAATTTAGTATCGACGGTATTCCAGAAAACTTCACTGAGTATAGAATCAATGGCGACTGGAAAAGTGTCAAACGCGGACTTGAAATTTGTGCACAGGGACCTGCAAAAACTATATGGAAATATATTGTTTTTAAATACAATCAAAATAATATACAAGAGGCACAAGAACTAGCGCAGCAATATGGCGCTGAATTTAGAGTTGACAAGAGTGCTAGATTTGAACCCAATGATCCTTATAGACCCAGCGACGAATATGCATTAACAGATAAAGAAAATGCACAACGAGAATTCCAAGTGGTCAACAATCCCAATTATTTTCAAGTTGATCCACAATGTGATAACAACAGTGAACACTTTATCGATAGCAATGGGTATTATATGCCTTGTTGTTACAGCGGTGATTTTAGATTTTATTATAAAAACAGTTGGTGGAAAAATAGAGAACTACACAACATACAAACTTCAAAACTTAGTGAGCAATTAAAAATATATCGTGAATTTTTTAATAACATGATTATTAATCCTCCAGATTATTGCAAATTTAATTGCCCAAAGACAGCGGTAAGGAATAAAAGATAATGGATAACGTTGAATTTAAAATAAATTTAGAAAGTACATATTGGAAGTTTAACTTCCCTGATGTAACAGTAACCGTCGACGAAACTGTTTTATTCGAAGGCGACTTAATGGATCCTGTTGAAGTAATACAAACTGTCGATCTAAATCCCGGTAAGCACAAACTAAAAATACGTATGGACGGTAAACAATTGAATGATACCGAAACTGATAAAGATGGTAATATTACAAACACTGTACTTTTACATATAAAAAATATAGCATTCGACGGTGTAGACCTAGGCTATTGTATGTGGAAATGTAGTAATTATTATCCAGATGGTGACGATACACCTGATGTATTGCCTGCGGTTGTTGATCTTGGTTGGAATGGTGATTATGTTATTGAATTTGAATCGCCTATATATATTTGGTTGTTGGAAAATTTAGAGTAGTATATAGATAAATACTCTTACAAGGAAACAACATGCGAATCATAGATCTATACGAAGACGATCAACAGAAAAAAATTACTAAAGTAGTAGTTATATACCCAGGGCGTTTTCATCCGTTCCACATCGGACACGGCAAAGTTTACAAACATCTTGCAAGCAAATTTTCTGATGTATACATTGCGAGTAGCGGCAAAGTTGATATGTCTAGTGGTAGTCCATTTACGTTTGACGAAAAGAAACAAATGATGATGCATGCTGGTGTGCCAAGTAGTGCTATTGTGCAAGTAAAAAGCCCGTACCAAGCAACAGAAATTACTAGTAAGTACGATCCTGAAACAACAGCAGTAATATTTGCAGTTAGTCAAAAAGACATGAACACAGATCCAAGATTCCAGTTTAAACCAAAAAAAGATGGATCGCCGAGCTATTATCAACCAATGGGTCCACTACAGCCATTGAGTCAGCATGGTCATATTATGACTGTTCCGACATTTGATTTTAACGTTTTGGGCGAGCCAATGAGAAGTGCTAGTGAATTTAGAAAAAACTTTGCAAACGCAGATTTAAAAACTCAGGCACAAATGATAGTTGACCTATACGGAAAATACGACAAAAGTATACACCGTATTATGCACACAAAACTATCTTAGAAATTCAAGGACAATTTACTACATGGACGACGAGGACCAGGAACAATGGTGGAACACTTTTTTTGACGATCCATGTGATGATGTAAGTGGAGAAAATCTTCATTTGTGGATTGGCAAAACTAAATCTAGTGATGATAAATAACATTATGAGAGCGCATGAATTCATAAGAGAAGATGCTACAGCAGGAGCAACCAGCAGCGGCAATATAGCCACTGTGAGTTTTCCGTTGTTTGGTGATGAAAAGATGATTCGACGCTCAGTAGACCCCAAAGGGCATCTGGGCAAGAAGAAAAAAATAAAAACACCAGGCTACAAATATCCTGTAAAAGTCAATGGTGGTTACTGATGGCAGCAAACAATTCATTGGTGAGTAGCACATTTAATTTGATTTTAATTGACAACTAAGGACTAACCCAATGCTACTACAAGAATTATTCGAGACCAAGTCTGAAAGCCACAGAGACGCAGCGATTGCAGCGTTGCACAGACGTTTGACTAGCAAGGGCGAAAAAGAAAGTGTCATTAGCGCAGCATACGAAGTTGGCAGAGCATTTGGCATTCCTGCTCGCGAATTAGCAAAAGCATACCAAGAAGTACACGAAGCTAAAAACCCATTGTTTAAATTAACTAAACACTTAGACGATAAGAAAAAGCGTGAGGAATACGGAGAAAAACTTCGTAAAGAACGTGACGAACGTGAAAAAGACAAAGACTAATTTTTAAATGACTTTTAAAAAAATATAGTTGACAAAGGACACAAAATATGTTTAAATGGATAAAGAAACAAATCAACAGAGTAAAAAATGAGTTAGCATATCGTAAGCGACTCAAAGAACTCAAAAAAAGGGATCCGTTTATATACAAATGATTACAGAACAGCAAAAAACTAAAATTGTTGAACAACTGAAACAAGGCAAAGTTGTAGTAGAATTTAAAAAACTCAACGGAGATTATCGCAAAATGCACTGCACATTACAAGAAGGTGTAGTGCCAACTGCAAATAAAGCAGACCCATTAAGTCAGAAGAAAGTCCGGGCTGTAAATCCAGAAGTATGCAGTGTGTGGGATACTAATGCCCAGGGCTGGAGAAGCTTTCGATGGGAGAATGTAATTAATGCAACCGCCGAGGATTTAAATGAGCAAAAAGACATGTGATGCACTTTTGTGCAGCAACCAAACCCCAAAGAAATATAGATACTGTTATGACTGTGCGAAAAGAAAAGGCCTAGTTGGTGGTAGCACAAATTGGCTCGGCTTAATTGTGTTCATCCTTATTTTACTGTGGATTTTCTGATGATTAGATGGTATGATTACATAGCAGCATTTTTTGCGGCTGATTTTTTATGGGGAAATATTCAAGTCGCACTGTTTAGTGGCAATTGGTTATCAATGCTATTTGGTGCGTTAGGTGCATATTCGATATTTTATATATGGGATAATATATACACACCATTCAGAGTTAGGCAAGAATATGAGTAGTAGTAAAACAATATGGGGCATTAGTGCTAATAGCCATGATGCTGCATTAGCAGTATTTAAAAATTCAGTGAACGGACTTACCCAAAACAAAAAGCTACAATTAAAGTTTGCTAGCCATAGTGAACGATTTAGTGGTGTTAAAAATGACGCACACTTAAATAGTGAATTAATAGAATACGCCAAGAAATGGGGAGAACCTGATGAAGTTATTTGGTATGAAAGACCGTTTGTTAAAAGTCTTAGACAACTTAAAGCAGGACAAGGATTCAAGTTTGGGGAAAACAATATCAATCGTTATCTTCGACAGCATGGGATATCTGCTCCTATTCGCTATACTAACCATCACCTTGCCCATGCTTCTGCCGGTTTTTATACTAGCCCTTTTACAGAAGCTACTGTTGTTTGTATTGACAGTATTGGGGAATTTGAATCTCTTACCATCTGGAACGGAGACAACAAAGGACTCAAAAGAATCTTTTCGCAATCGTACCCACATTCCTTGGGACTATGGTACTCAGCACTCACACAAAGACTGGGATTAAAACCACAAGAAGACGAATATATTCTCATGGGCATGGCAGCATATGGCGACCCTTTGCGTTTATTCGATGATATCCTACATGACTTTTTTTACCCAATTGACGAAGAGAGTTTCAAAAATATCTTTTTCAACAAGCCCGTAGTCAATCTCAAACACAACTTGCATAAGGGATGCCTAGGCTGGCGTCCGGATTTGACCACAGAACAAGATATGTTTGACATAGCAGCCGCGACACAGGCAGTTTATCAGTATATACTCAAATATATTAGTAACTGGGCTAGGTGGAAATCGCCTTCAGGTAACCTTGTGTTAATGGGAGGCTGTGCATTAAATTGCAGTGCAAACGGACTTCTTACTAGTGACTGGAATAACGTATGGATAATGCCCAATCCGGGTGATGCAGGAAGTGCTATAGGTGCTGTATTAGCACACAAAAAACAGTTTCTGCCAATGCCTCATGTGTACACAGGATACAATATTGAAGGTGATTATCCAGTTGAAGAAGCATTACAAGAATTGCTCACAACAGGTATTGTTGGTGTTGCTAATGGTCGTGCTGAGTTTGGTCCTAGGGCGTTTGGACACAGAAGTTTACTTGCCGACCCTAGAGGTGAACACATCAAAGATCGAGTTAACGAGATTAAACGTAGGCAAAAATTTAGACCGTTTGCGCCAGCAGTATTAGAAGAACATGCATCCACTTATTTTGATGGACCTGTTGGTCCCTTTATGCAATATACTTCAAAGTGCATAGACCCTGGGCTACCTGCAATTATCCACGGAGACGGCACTTCACGAGTACAAACAGTTTCTGCAAATCAAAGTGCAGGCTTTAGAAAACTTCTAGAACGTTGGTACGAAGAAACCGGGTGTCCTATATTGTTAAACACAAGTTTAAATATCAAAGGCAAACCTATTGTTAACACTGTCGAAGATGCACAAGCGTTTGAAGCGCACTATGGCGTAAAAGTGTTTACTAGTGCATCTGATAAATAATAATAGACAAACAACGGTGCTGTACTATGAAAATCCAAGACTTACTATTACACGAAGGTCCAAACGATCCTCATATCTTTAAAGCTGTATTCCTGGCTGGCGGACCAGGTAGTGGCAAAAGTTTTGTTAGTAATAAACTGTTAAGCGGTACAGGTCTACGTGTTGTTAACAGCGACGATGTTTATGAATTCATGATGAAGAAAAAAGATCTGGCATTAGATCCAGAAACAATCTTTTCGCCGCAAGGCCAAGAAGTTCGCAGTCAAGCCAAAGCAATTACCAAACGCAAACAAGATAGTCACATTGATGGTCGGTTAGGATTGGTCGTTGACGGTACTGGCAAGGACGTTGCCAAGTATAGCAAAACAAAAAAGATGCTAGAAGATCTTGGATATGAAACAATGATGCTGTTTGTTAACACCAGTTTAGATGTAGCCCAAGACCGCAACCAACAACGTCCCAGAAGTCTAGATCCTAAAGTTGTTGAAAAGATGTGGAACAATGTGCAGCAAAATATTATGGGGTTTCAGCAGTTGTTTGGGGCAGCCAACTTCTATGTAATCGACAACAGTGGCGGATTAGAAGATCCTCAAAGAGCTAAAAACTTTGCAGAAGTTGGAAAAGATTTGTATAGATTTCTAGACAGTCCGCCGAGAATGCCGCAAGCAAAACAATGGCTAAAATCACAAAAGCCTGGAGCATAGTATGTTAATAAGTGATATTATATACGAACAAGACAACGAAGTCACACAAGCACAACTTGACGTGTTGGAAAAAGTTTTAGATCAAGTGTTTGCACAAGTAGGTATTGACGTAGAATTTACAAGACATTTTTTAGATCGTGTAAATGACGAGCGCAACCGTAGACAAATCACAATCAAAGAACTAGGGTTATTGTTTAAAAAAGAATTTATGCAATACGGCAAGCCTATTGCAAGACTGGGTCCTGATTCCGAAGCAGTAATGAAAGACTTAGAAACCAACATTAATATTCCATTTGCTCTAAGATGGGATGCCAACAACAATGAGTTAGATCTTATTGCTAAAACTGTGATGCGTAAATCAGACTTTAAAACCAGCAACAAAACTTTCGCAGTTTAAGAGGTAATAATGCAAATCAATAATATACCTGATTCAGGAAATTATATTAATTTCCATGATCAAGAATACCACGAACCATCTCAATTGTACGGATTGCAAGTAAAACAAAAATTTGCAGTGACATTGGACACAGGCACAATCGAAATTCGTCGAGCATTTGAATTGATGGGAATTACGCATCAATTGTGCGATAATTTCATTGATATGCCTTCTAATAATTACAAATACAATATCTTATCTTACAATTTGCTATTTGAAGATATAAACCACGATACACTAAATCGTTGGTTAGCAGAGATGGCAAATAACAATAAGAAAATAATCTTAACTCAATTGTTTTGCGACGAAAGCACAATTATGTGCCGTGAACTAATTAAACCAGAATATAAGAAAATATTAAAACCTTATATTAGTGATATGTATTTTTGTTACACTGGTGTATTAGAAAAAGAAATTGAAGAACAACTCAAAGAATATCAATTGGTTAACATGGGCTCAGGAGAATTATGGGACGAAATTGATTTTTTTGAATGTAGACAGGGATTAGAAAGAACTGATAACTTTCTGCTAACTATGATTTTGCAAAACGATATTACTAAAAAAGGGCTAAAAAAACGTATACATAGACCAATACTAAAAGACAGTTTGGAAAATAAAGGATTGCTAAAATATCATAAAGGAGCAATCAATATCGAAGAAGCCGGTAAAATTGAAATATACGACACAAGGGAAAAACAAAGTTGGTTGCGAGAAGGATTTCCATGGTTTACATGGAGATACAATATGCAATGGCCTTTGTACGAGCAGGTATCATTTGAGATTGTTCCTGAAACCTGCCACGAACATTTAAGTTTTCCTACTGAAAAAACATTCAAACCAATGGTTGCAAGTATACCTTTTTTAATATTATCAAATCAAGACTATTATAATTGGTTACATAGCATGGGATTTCGTACTTTTAATACGCTAATCGATGAAAGTTTTGCATATGAGCATAACTTGGAAAAACGAATACACGGATTAACTAAAACTGCTCGTAACATAATTGATCAAGGTAGCCTAGAGTTTTACGATGCCGCTTCGGATATTTGCAAATACAATCGAGAGCATTTAATGAATTTGCAAACAAAAGAGATTACTATATGTAAGCAAAAGTTTTGGAACTTCTATACCGGCATGAAATAAATACTATTATGAACATTTTTGAATTAAACATAGACATACCTAATAACAACGACAGCATGGGATTACCTAGAGCACAAATGCCTCAGATACATGCAAAAGACTATAAGGAATATGTTAAGTATCTTAAAAGCAATGGTATTGAGTTTAAAAAAGAAAGTAGTAATGCACGTAGTCTTAGACCTATGCAAAGTGAATTTAGCAAAGAGGGTGTACTAAAACAGCTGGAAAAAAATCTTGCTGCTGGCGGAAGTAACTCTAAGCCAATTATTGCTAGTAGTGATAACTATATTATAGATGGACATCATCGTTGGCTAGCAGCAAAGAATATAAGAGGTGTACTAAATGTATATCGTGCAAATGTAGAAGGACGAGTACTACTCGACTTAACACTAAAATTTCCTAAAGTGTATTTTAAAGATATCTATACTGAAGGTTATAAACTACAACTAGAACGTGATGCTGATATGATGGTGTTAAACATTACCGATACAGCAACTGGCAAGCGTACAGAAGTTCGTGGCAAACCAGGATACGAAACTAGTGGGTATGATCCAGAAGATAGACTACATCAACTGTTGGATAAGATTGGACGTAGTGCTAGTGTAAGTGATATGATGAACGGCGATGTTGTTACTATTAATCCTAACCATCCCAAGGGCGCAAGTGCCAAAGCCGCAGCAACTACAGCATTTAATGAATCCCTAGACAATCCATATACATTTAAGTTTACGGGTCCCAATGACGCACAAGAGTTTTCGGCAACTGCACAAACACCAAACGGTGTATTAAGAATGGACTTTGAAACAACAGACTATGATAACTTTGGTATTGACTTTTCAGTTGGCAAGAGCATGGGCAAAACAGATGCGGGCGATGAGTTTAGAGTATTTGCTACTGTAGTTGCAATGATGAAAAAGTGGATCAGTACAGTTGGTATTAAACACGTAGAAAGTTTTGATTTTGGTGCTAACAAAGATGAACATGCTAGTGACGGCAGAGCGAGACTATATACAAGATTTGCTAAAAAACTTGCTAGTCAACTGGGTTGGAAGTTAGAGCAAAGTACTACACGAGATGGCGGTACTGCATTCTTTAGACTAATTAATCCCAAACCAATTCCACGTGAACAAGAGTATTGGGATGCATTAGAAGAAAATATCAATGAAGCCGCAGGTCGTGTTGTAAAGGGTGTTAACACTACGCCCGATGTTGGTGTTAACCAAACCAGTGTTGAAGCCAAGAAATTTGGCAACACAGTAGATAAAGACGGCAAACCACCTTTGTTGAGCAAAAAGTATGCCAAAAATACTACACCTAGCAATACATACAACTTAGGTTTAAGTGAACATTACACACCAATGGAAATTGCAATCATTGAAGGTGGTCATTGTTTAGAAGATGCAAAACCTCAAATAAAAACTCCTGGTAAATTATTTAAGTCGTTGGCTGAATTAGAAGAAAACTTTGCCGATGGTAAGAAAAAAGGCAAAAGCAGACCAGGGCGTGTAAAACGTTCAGGTGCAAGTTGCAATGGTAGTGTTACTGAACTACGTAAAAAAGCAAAAAACTCCAGTGGCGAACGTGCTAAAATGTATCACTGGTGTGCTAACATGAAAAGCGGACGCAAGAAATAATTATTATGAGCTATACTACTGCAAAAATTACAATACATGCTGAAAAATTTAATACAGAAAAAAATCCAAGGTATAGAATATACTTAGATGATCAGATTATTATCGAAAGAATGTATTGGTCAGACCACAAAGAAACAGAAGTGGTTGAAAACATAACCTTTAAAAATGACGACCAAGATCATATACTTGAAGTTTGTAGTGTTTTTGATGATTTAGGAACTTTTTTAATCAAAACAGTAGATTTTGTTGATGGAGATACAGGTCAAATCGTCAAAGTACCTTGTACTGTAAATCAAAATACTATTACATTTAGCACAGATCGTCGATAAAAAAATACAATCAAACAATAACTTGATTGTATAAATACACTATATTAATATATAAAGATTCATAGGACGTCACAATGAAAAAACACGAACTTAACGAAGGTAAACTGGCAGGCAATGTACGCTGGGTTAAAAGTTGGATTGAGCAAGGACTAAGCCGAGAAGAGGCTCATAATAAAGCAAAAAAATACACTATTCATCCAAAAACAGTTGATGATTTGTATAATCAAGCAGAAAAAACCAATGAAGGATGGAGCGAACTTCCGCCAATTAACAGAGAGAAGTATCAGTCTCGCGCTGGGCTAGAAGGTCCTATCCAAACCAAAAGTGGCAAAACAGTTTATTATGATCCTAAAGAGGGCAAGTACTACGACCCAAATACAGACATGTATATGAGTTACGAAGAATGGAAAGCACTCGACGAAGGTGTATGCGAAAGCGTCGAAGCACTTAGACAAATTGTAGCAGACAAAAATGCTGCCAAAGTAAACGGTACATTGGTTGACTTATTTACAGCAAGTGCTATAATGCAAGTATACGATGCTGTTAACGATGCTAACAAAGAGAAAATGGACTCAATGTTAAAGACAAAAGCTGGCTTGCTTAAAATGGCAGACTTTGCTATGACAAAAGTAGAATCAGCAACAAACGAAGGCTATGGTTCCCTGGTATCTCCAGCCGCTAAAAAAGCCATTGATGCTCGAGTAGCCGCTAATACAGCAGCACTTAAAGCAAAAGGCAAAAATCCTGATGGTACACCAAAGAAAAAAGGCACTGACGAAGGACACAGTCCACATAAAAAAGGTACAGAAAAATACAAGAAGCATATGGCAGCCATGCATGCTGAAGCAGAAGGTGACTGGTCAAAAGATTCTGGTTGGCAGGACTATAAAGGTCAAAAGAAAGACCCTTATGGTAACACTATCAAAGATAAAAATCTTGCCAAACGTATGGCAAAAGCTGCTAAAAAACAATCGGCTGAAACCGATATAGACGAAAATCAAATGCAAACTGCTCAAGAAGCTATGGTAGACGGAGAGATTACCAAAGACTCAGTCAAGAAGAGGGCATTAGAATTACTAGTAGATATTGCAAAAACTTCTAAACAATACAAAGGTGAAGTCACAGACGACCAAGTTCATTATTTAGGCAGTCTTGTACACGATTTTGATATGGCTGGTATTGAAACAGAAAAATATAGTGAAATAGAAAAATTATTCAGAACAGCGTCAAAAACTAATAAAGCAGACATGTCAATGATTCAACCAGCATATGCCCAAGCAAAGACATTAGACGAAAATCAAGCATATAGAGATGCTCGTTTAACTACTATCCA